GCATCCCCTTGCCAGCTTCCCGCTTCCCGGCCCGCCCCCGTCCAAGCTCGGAAAAACTGGTCGCTCAGCTTGGGAACATATAATCCCGTGGGGTTAGCGGCGTTGGGGCGCCATTTGCCGAGGTTGGCGGCGATGGTGGCACTGGTGGCGTTGTAGGCGAGCAGCATTCCGGTGAATCCTCCGCCATCATAGACTTTTTTCAGCTCGGGCCAATCGGAGAACAGGACGAGGTCTCCGTTCGCCCAGACATGATTCGCGGGGAGGGTCGTCGAGCGCCAGTAGCGCGGCACGCCGATCATCGACAGGCGGAGCGCTTCGCAATAATCAACGGACTTCTTGTCCGCAGCGCTCATGAGGCCGGCTACGGACTGCGTGGCCGCGGCATACGTCGTATCCTTGGCGGCGATGGTCAGCTTGTCGTTCGCAGCATCCGGCGTCAGGGTCACGTTGGTCCCGGCTACGAAGGTCAGCGTGTCGGTTTTCGTGTCCGCCGCAATGATGGTCGAGCCGACGAGGATATTGCCGAAGGCGTTCTGGTTCACTTCCGCGCCCACGGCGATGCCGTCCAGCTTGCCCTTGTCGCCCTTCGCCATCAGGCCGTCGTTGGAAGCCGTTGCGAGGGAATAGGTCGTGTTCGTGTCCACGTCGCCGACAAGCTCGTACTGCGCGCCGGTGTAGACGAATTCGTAGGTCCGGTTCGCGGCCAGCGTCCCGGCGGCGATGGCGGCCCCACGGTACTGGATGGGCTTCGCGCCCGTGCCGTTGACGTCGAGGGTCGGGTTGGCGGCGCTGTTGGTTACGGTGAACTTCACAAGGACGCGGGCCCCGGTAGCCAGCGCGAACCCAGACAGCGCAACGGTTTTCGCGGCGGTGGCGGCAGCCGTCGAGCAGGTTGCGTAGTGATGGATGTTCGCCGAGCCGTCGAAGGCCACGCCGCCGATGGTGCGTTTCGTGGCGAGGCGGGTGGCGGTCTGGGCGTTGCCCGCGGCGATCAGGGCCGTGATGGCCGCTGTGATGGCCGTTTCCAGCGCGTCCAGATCGGCATCGTCACGGACGCCCGGCGCGTAGCGTTTGGCGACGAACTGGGCGAGCCCGGCGGCGACGAAGGACGACTGGCGCAGGGCCATGTTCTCCAGCTCGCGTCTGGCGATCCCCGGCTGATGCCCCCGGAGGCGCTGCACGTCGTTCTTGTAATCCTCCAGCGCCATGATGTCGCCGCTGGCTATGGTCCCCTGTGGGCAAAACGAAAGAATTTCATTGATAACGGATGTGGGCATGATGAACTCCTCTTCCGCCCACCATGCCCGCCCATGCCGCCTTTTCCGACCCTGAACAAGTTCCTCCGCTCCGCGCCCCTCCTGCCCCTCCTCCGGCTTCCGGCCCCTCCGGACAAACAAAAAGGGCATGGCGGACGCCCTTCCGTCCGCCATGCCCCCTTTCGATTATCTCCGCCCTGATGCCCCCGCACCTACGGCAGCGGCTCCAGCCTGACGGGCCAGATCCCCTTGCCCCATCCGGACAGGCCGCCCGTTTCGCAGTTCCAGCCGAGCAGCGGTCCGCGCTCCGGGGCCACGGCGTACCACGCCACCCGCACGCCTTCCGGCTTGAGCGGCAGGTACCCTTGCAGGAGGAGGTTGCGCATCACCGCGTCGAGCGGCGTCCCGGCAAGCCCGATGACCACGGACATATCCTGATTGTCCTGCATGAGGATGAGGCTGCCCGTGTCCGCAAAGGCCGATTCCCAGACCTCATACGCGCCGGGCACGGTCCCGTCCCAGCGGTTCGCGCCGATCTTCGCCTTGAGCAGCAGGCGGTACGTCTCGTCGGGCAGGCGCACCATGCCCGTTTCGGGGTCGTACAGCCCCTTCCACGAGCCCCGCGCCCAGCCCACGGCCTCGCGGCCCCATTCGAAATACACGTCGTCCAGCTCAAGCCGCAGGTGGCGGCTCCTGCCGATCCATTCGCCGGTACGGTCGAGCTGCCCGCCCACGGCGGAATCCACGTCAAAGGCGGCGCGCATGGTTTCCAGCAGCTCCTGCAGCCCGCACAGCGGATCGGTGACCGCCGCGACCGTCGCCATGAACCGGGGACGGTTGCGGTGCTCCGAGGTCACAAGGCCGAGATAGCCGCTCATGGCCGCACCACCAGCTTGACGCGATCCACCGAGCAGGACGCCACGGCGTTGAAGGCGACGGCCACGTTTGCGGCGGACTGCGCGCCCTGCGACGTCCCGAGCGTGATGGACTCGATGTCGTAGGAGGCGGCGTTAGCCGCGTTCGCGGGCGAGTACAGGCGCGAAAGCGACACGTCGTCCCCGATGTTCAGGCCGTTGATGTGTTCCGCCACGTTCTTCCTGATGCTTTCCCCGGTGGTGGAAAGGTAGCCGGGGAACGGCCTGATGGTGACGGTGGCGTACACGGGCGTCTCCACCGGGCGGAAAAACTTGATGACGTTGGGGACGCCGAACTTGTCGCGCACGAGCGCCTCGGTCGTGCCGTACGTCCCGGCCCCCGGCCCCTTCTTCGCGGCGATGGCCTCCGCAATGGCCGCCGTATCCCCGCCTTCGACGACCATGCAGATGCTGTGGCCGGGGATGCCGTCGGCGTCGGGCACGCCTCCGTCGTTCTCATAGCCCCGGCTGCGGGTGACGCCGGGGATGGACGCCACGGCCCCCAGCGTGCCCTCGAACACGGTCAGGGACGGGAGCGCGGTGGAGATGGCCTGGCGCCGCCTGAGCTCCGCGTCCGTCTCCACGGCGGCACCGGGCAGGGCCGCGGCGGGGTTGCCCACGGACTGCCAGCCCCGGGCGGGCGTGAGGATCTTGACGATGTCCCCGGCGGCGGCCCGGATGTCCCCGCTCTCCTCCGCCGTGGCGGTCACGGTGATCTCGCCGCTTTGCGGGATGGCCACCTCGTCGGGGAGCAGCCAGCGTTTCCCGGCGGCGTCCCCGGCCATGCCGCCCCGGATGACCGTCCCGGCCTGCCCCACAAGGCGCAGGTCGACGGTGCTGCGGCCCGAGGGCTTGCGCCGGAGGCCGTTGATCTTGACCATGCGGGACAGCCCGGTCCCCTGCGCCGTGGCGGGGGAATAGGCGTTGTAGACGCTCCCGGCGAGGGTATAGGCGTCGTGCAGGGCGAGGGCGAAGACGGCGCAGAGCTGCCCGTCCTGGCTGTCGGGCTCAAGATAGAGGTCGTCGCCGTAAATGCCCCGGAAACGGGCTTTGACGTCCTCAAGGACCGTGGGATAGTCGGGCAGGTGCAGCCCGGTTTCGTCGATGGTGGCGAGCGCCATTAGAAAACCTCCTGTATCGTCGTTTCCCCGTAGACCGTGCCGATGACGGCCCGCACGGAGAGTTTGCGGGTTTCGCCGTCGAAGGAGGAGGCATACGAAACGATGCCGGTCACGCCTTCCGTATCCAGTATCCGCTCGCGGAAGACGGGGTCATACGTGTCCTGCGTGTGCTTGCCGAGCACGCCGGGGACGTAGGGCGTCCCTTCCTTGAGGTCGACGAACCATTCCCCCGCGAACAGCCTCAGCCGGGTCAGGACGGCCTGCCCCACGGCTTCCGGGGTGTCGGCGTGCATGTCCGCGCCGCCGCGCCCGAAGGCGTAGTCGCCGTTTTCCGTCAGTTTGCGGTATTTCATTGCGGGCCTCCCGTGGTCCCCCCGCTGTCGCCGGGGTGCGTATGGCTGTTGAGGCTGATGTTCGATGCGGTCACGTCGCCCGTGGCGTTGAGCGATCCGGCGAGCGTGGCCGTGGTCGCGCCGCCGCCCTGCGACTGCATGGAGAGCAGCCCCTTGATGACGATCCGCGGGGCGTCCAGCGTGATGGAGCCGCCGCTTCTGACGGTGACGGACGAGGGCCCCACCGCCGTAACCGCCCCGCCGGGCGTGATCTCGACGTAGGCGCTCCCGTCGTCGGCGCGGAGCTGCGTGTTCCCCGTGTGCACGGCGGGGGACAGCCTGTGCGGCTGGCTGCGCACGCCGACAAGGGCGAAGCCGTCCGAGAGGTCGTGCATCCGGGGCTCCATCGGCTCGCCGACGCCGCCGGACTGCCACCACGCGTCGATGCAGCGGGAGGCGAACACCACAAGGCACTCGTCCCCCGCCGCCACCGGAAAGGTGAGGGCAAAGCCGCCCCCGCCCGGGAACACCACCGGCACGTCCGGCAGGATGGGCAGATCCACGGAAGCGGCCTTTCCCGCCTCGTCGGAAATCCGCCCGGCAACGGCGGGCTGTACGGAAACCGTCATCGCCGCCGGATCAAAGGACTGGACGATGCCGGGCAGCGCCGTCCACATTTCCGCCTGCCTGCCGTCGAGGGCCGCGCGCAGGGCTTCGACGGGCTCGGCCCATCTTTCTCGTCTGTCCATCACCGTGCCTCGTCCAAAGGAAGCTGAGAGGTATCGTCAATGCCGACGCACGACAGGGTGGCGTACCAGTCCGCACCCCGCGTGTCGCCGGAGAAGGTTATCGAAAGGATGCGGTAGAGGCCGTCGTGGACGTCCCTCGGCTCCCGCCCCGCCCCGGCCTTGAGCCCGGCCCCGCCCACGTTGTCGAGCC